GACGGCCTCGAGCCGGCGGGCCTGCCAGTCGGCGAGGTTCGCCGGTTGCGCTCCGTTCGGGTTACTGCCACGGGATCCGGGCATAGTCCGGGACCTCCTCGCCGGCCTGTCGTGCGGTCGTCACGATCCGAGTGTAGAGGTCCTCGAACTCGAGGCCGGGTTCGTCGATGAACTCGGGGACGAGCTCCCGGTACCGGGCCCACGCGTTCGCGGGCATCTCGCCGGGGTAGTTCCGGAATCCGTACTCGAGCTCCCGGACCTCCTCCTCCCACGATTGGTAGCTCATGCGGTAGGGGCTCGGGCCGTGCTGCGGGTTCGTCGCCTCGCGGCCGAGATACTGGTAGGCGTCCTGCGCGAGGTCCTCGGCGTCGCGGGCGGCGATGTGGCCGGCGGCGTTGAGGTCGTCGGAGCCGAGGACGGCGCGGACGGAGTAGCGGACGTCGGCGACGAGGTTGTCGGGGTCGATCGCTCCGGAGTAGGCGCGTTCGCTCGGGAGCTTCCCTCGACGGAGCGCGCCGGAGGCCTCGTACCGGCGGGTGAGGTCGAGCCAATGGGCGATCGCCTTCCCGCTGTCGTCGGCGTACTGCGGGTTGGCGAATCCGATCGTCTGCGCGAGGAGGTCCGGAGCCGAGGTCGGGGAGTCGTCGTACCACTGGCGCGAGAGCCGAGCTCGTTCGCGGGCGTCGATCTGCTCGAGCCAGTCCCAGCCGGCGCGGTTGACGAGGCTCCCGTCGGCGTTCCGAGCTCCCGCCGGCGGGGGCCGCTGGATCTTCCACGCGTCGTTGTAGCTGTAGAGGGTGTCGAACACTTCGGCCTGGGTGCGCGCTGCCTGCTCGGCGATCTCCTTCCGGACGGCCGGGATCCGCTCGAGCGCCGCGATCACGTCATCGGGAGCGACCCCGTTCCGGGCGGCGACCTCGATCACCTCCGGGGAGTCGACGGTGTAGGACTTCCGGGCCTCCCGGACGGCGCGCTGCTCCTGCGCTCGGGCGAGCTTCGCCGCGTCGCGCTCGGCGGCGACGCGCTCGGGGGAGACGTTCCGGCGGATCGCCTCGCGCTGGACACTGTTCGAGGTCGGGTCGGTCGGCTTCAGCCGGTGCTTCGGGGCCTCGTCGAGGGCCTCCTCGGCGATCTTCGCCGGCGTGCGAGCGAGGTCGTCGACGGTCGAGCTCGTGCGCGCCACGGCCTCGGCGACGTCGTCGAGCTCGTCGACGACGGCCGTCGGCCGAGCGGTGATCGTCGGGAGCTCGAGGTCGGCGATCTCGTCGGCCGCGGTGAACGCGTGCCGGGAGTCGGTGAGGACCTCGCCGAGCTCCCCGTGTCGACGGACCGTGGCGCGCACGGGATCCCCCGGGACCTTCACGCGGACGGGGTTCCCGGCCTCGGTCAGGAGTCTCTTCCCGTCGGGACCTCGGAGGTAGTCGGTCCGGGCGACGGTGATCCGGCCGCGCTCGTCGACGAGGTACGGGCCGCGCCAGTAGTCGGGCCGGCCTCCGTCGCCGGCGGTCGCCTTGAGGTCCTCGAGGAGCTCCCGGTTGATGACCTGGCCGGGGTCGGCGTTCCCGTAGATCTCGGCGACGTCACAGTCACACGACGCGTGGATCGGCTGTAGGTCCGCGATGTTGTACCGCTGCGTCGAGGCCGTCGCGCAGAGCGCGCAACTCTTCCCGGTGAGGACGCGCCGGTAGCCGACGACCCACGGCCGGCCGGCCTTCGCGGCGGAGACCGCGCCTCGGTTCGCGAGGATGACGTCGGTCCGGGCGGTCGAGGTGGCACGAGCTCGGCCGGCGGCGAGGGCCTGGTCGACGTTCCCTCCGTTCCCGACGATCCGGCGCGCCTCGACGATCGAGCGGTTGTAGACGGCCTCGGTCGGGGCCCCGTTCCGGATCGGCGGGAGGGTCGGGACGATCGAGGAGGCTCGGCCGAGGACGGCGTCGTTCGCCTCGAGGTAGCCGGCGGCGAGGGCGGCGGTCTGCTGCTGCGCCGCGGTCGAGATTCTCGCCGCGGCATCGGTGAAGCGGCGCGCCGAGACGTCGTCGAGGCCGGCGTACGCGTCCCACGCGTCCTCGACGAGGCCGGCGGAGGTCTCTCGGATCGCGAGGAGGCTCGCGTGGTGGGCCTGCTGGATCCGGGCGAGGTCGTCGACCTCCGCCACGGCCTACACCTCGGCCGGGTTCGGGGCCGGAGCCGGCGTCGGCGGAGTCGGCGGGAGGACGGCCGGCGGGCGCGGGGTCTGCGGGTTGCGGAGCTCGGCGAGAGCCGCCGCGCCGGTGATCGAGCTCCGGGCGCGCATCGCGGGGAACCGGGCGATCTGCTCGGGGCTGTAGCCGAGCTCCTCCCATAGCTGCTCGGCCGGGACGTCGAGGTCCTTCTTCTTCGAGACGGCGTCGACGTGCTCGGACTCCGTGCGGGTCTCGGGGTCCTTCCAGATCGTTTCCATCTGCTGCGCGTTCGCGAGCTCGGGGATCTCGGCGATCTTGCCGGCGAGCCGCATCACCTCTTCCCAGCCTGCGCCGAAGTGCCGCTGCTTGCGCCGGACCTTCGCGACGAGACCGGTCTCCGCGCTCTTGAGGCTCTCGCCGGAGAGCCGGTCGGCGGAGGCTCGGAGGTAGTGCGGCGGGGTGCTCGACACGCTCGCGATGTGCTGCACGAGGAGCTCGATCGCGCTCACGTACTGGTCGATCGTGACGGCGGGGAACGCTCCGAACTTGGCCTCGGCGTTCTCGGTCCACCACGTCTTGCCGGCTCCGCTCCGGAAGTTGGGCTGGATCACCTCGTCGGTTTCCTCGTCGGTGTCGGGTTCCCATCCGGTGACCCATCGCTGCGGGAACGCGGCGAACTCGGAGGCCACGAGCATGTCGGCGAGGAGCTTGTTCGCTGCGTCCTGAATCGGGATCACCGCGCCGAGCTCGGAGTGCGCGGCCCATCCGACGCGCCGGGAGAGCGAGAGCCGGGGCCGGTTGAGGAACTCGACCATCGGGACCACTCCGAGCGGGTTCGGCATCGACGAGGACTCGTCGAGCTTCGGCGCGAGGTCGGCGTGGGTCTCGGCGACCCACTGCACGCGGAACGGGTCGACGATCGCTCCGGTCCTCTTCGCTCGAGACCGGAAGAGGTACACGCGGTCCGGCCGGAAGAGCTCGGCGTGCTCGTACCCCTCCTCGTCGGTCCACACTCGGAGGCCGGCCGTCCGTCGCCGGCGGATCTTCGGGTGGGCGAGGACGATCGCGCTCGTCGCGCTCTCGACCGTGATCTCCGGAGTCCGTTCCTCGTCGGAGCCGGCGTCGCCGCGCTGCCACGTCGTGACGTAGAACGCTCCCTGGATGAGGCCGTCCGTGTGACCCATCGCCGATTGGAGGTCGAGCTCGTTCTCCTCCCACAGCCTCTTCGCCGCGCCGTCGGCCTCCGTCCGCTCCCCGACTCGGAACCCTTGAACCTGCAGCCGCTCCTCGACTGCGTCGACGACGAGCGCGCACCAGTTGTCGGCGAACGCTCCGAACAGACCTCCGAACGCCTCGAGGAACTTCTCCGACGCGAACGCGAGCCGGTGGTCCCCGTCGTAGTACGCGGTCGCGGTCTCGATCACTCGCCGGCGGCGAACCATCTCGGCGTACATGGTCCGGAGGACGTCGGTCGGGTCGTCGAGGTTCACGGGGTCCTCCTCACGCGACCCCGCTCGCGCGGCGTCGCTTCTTCGGGGCTCGGAGCATCGCTCGAGCGATCGCGTTCACGAGGGCGGCGATCCCGTCGATCCTCTTCGAGCTCTTCCGCCGGTCGGGCTTCGTCGGCTTGATGTTGCCGGCCGGGTCCTGCATCACCTCGACACAATCGGCCATCCACCGGAGGACCGGGTTCCAGCCGAACCGGAGCAGCGGGAGCTCCGGAGTCGACCCCATGACGAGCCGCTCGAGCTCCTTCGAGGGCCCGGACAGGGACGCGTATCCCTGCCGGATCGGGACCATCGTGTACGGGTTGCGTCGCTGTGTCTGCATCTCCTGAACCGTCTCCGCGGCGTTCCACGGGTCGTAGCCGACCTCCGCGACGGTACAACCGAGCCGGGAGATCTCGGCGGATAGGTCCTCCCGGAACCGGGCGTAGTCGACGACGTTCCCCTCGGTGAGGTGGATCCATCCCTCGTCGGCCCACCGGCGGAGCGGGACCCCGGTCAGCTTCTCGAGGACGTCGACGCGCTGCTCGGGGAGCCAGAACAGAGCGCGGCCGATGTAGCCGGCTCCGTCGTTCGACGGGTCGGGAGCGATGATGACAGCCGCGGTGAAGTCGGTCGTCGCCGAGAGGTCGATACCGGCGTAGGCGACGGCCTTCCGCCACTCGTCGGCCGTCGGGGCGAGACCCATCGAGGTGTCCCACTGCGACATCGTGAACCACGCGACCGACTGCTTCGTCCTCTTGCCGAGGTGGAGCCGGAGGTACCGGTTCAACTGCGCCGGCGAGCTCTTCGCCTCGCGGGCCTTCCCTCGGAGGTAGTCGAGCTCGACGGTCCAGCCGACCCCGGGGTTCGCCGCGATGAGGGTCGAGTCCTCGAACGGGCGGAGCTCGATCGCCTCCGGGGACGCGGCGAACACGACCCCGTAGAACGACTCGTCGACGGCGTGACCTTCGGCGAGCGCCTCGACGTAGCTCCTCTTCGTGTCGTAGATCGAGCCGGTGAGTCCCTCGTCGGCCGTCGTGATGAACACGACGAGGGGCTGGGTCCTCGACCCCGTGCCGGTCTCGATCGCGTCGATCGTGTCCGGGGTCTTGTGGACGTGGACCTCGTCGACGATCCCTCCGTGGACGTTGAGACCGTGGAGGCTCCCTCCGAGGTCGGACGCGAGGGGCCGGAAGATCGAGGAGGTCGACGGGTTCTCGAGGAGGTTCCGCTGGATCCCCCGCGGGCCCAGCTTGCGACGGAGCGGGCCGCATCGCTCCGCCATCGTCTTAGCCGGCGTGAACACGATCCGGGCTTGGTCCTTGTTCCGGGCCGCGGCGTAGACCTCGGCTCCCGGCTCGTCGTCGGCGAACGCCAGGACGAGGCCGAGGCCGGAGCACTCGGTGCTCTTCCCGTTCTTGCGGGGCTTCTCGAACCACGCGGTCCTGATGATCCGGCGGTGCTCGCCGCGCTCGTCGCCGCGCCTCTCGGCCGGCGGGAGCTCGTGCCATCGGACGAGGCCGAACACGGGGGCGATCTCGTAGAGGAACTGCCAGTCGAGGAGCCGGAGCGGGCGCGCTGCCCACCGGCCTTTGATCTGCTCGAACTGCGCGAGGGTCCGGACGACCTTCTCGACTCGCGCCGGGTCGTAGATCACGTCGGGACCGTGCGGGACCGGAGTCACGATCCAGGGCTCGTTGTCCTCGAGCCATCCCGTCGCGAGGACCTCGCCGGCCTCGACGAGCTCGACGAGGTGGTCGCCGAGCGCCTGCCAGACCTCGGCCTCAGTCGAACAGATCGTCGCCGCTGCCATCGTCGGCCGCTGCTCCTCGAGGGACGGGGATCCGGAGTCGGCTCGTCGGGGTGAGGTAGAGCTCACGGGCCGCGGCGAGCATCGTCCGGTTCGCCTCCCGGTAGACGATCCACGCGGGGTGACGGGAGAGGCCGTCCTTCGTCTCCCGGATCAGTCCCTCCCGCTTCAGGATCTCCTCGGCCTCCTGCATGTGGGCCCACGCGGTGACGTACGCGGTCAGAGCTCCCCGGTCGATCTCGGCGAGGACTCCGGCGCGCTCGAGCTCGGGGACGATCCGTCGCCACTCGGCCGAGGCCTTCCGGGACAGTCCCTCCGGAGGCTTCGGCGCGACGGGAGGAAGGACGAGCCGCTTCACCTTCTCGCCGGTCTCGGCGTCTCGGAGGGGCTTCGTCCCTCGGATCCTCCGGACGTTGTCCGGCATCGGCACCGGTCCACGTCGGCCCATCGTCGCTACTCCCTACTCGTGAGGTGCCAGGCTCCGCACTTCGGGCAAGGGTAGACGCGCACCGGCCGAGCTCGTCGGTTCCCCCCGGATCCGTACTCCTCGAGCCGGCGGCGCGCCTCGGCCTCGGAGAACCCGGCCTTCCCGCTCGGGCACCGGACGACGGGACCTCCCGGCGGCGGAGGCTCCCGGCGACGACCTCGAGGAGGGAGCGCCGGCGGATCGTCCCGGTCGAGCTCGGCCCGGGCGCGCTGCTCGGCCGTCGCTCGCCGGCTCCGGTTCCTCCCGGGCCGAGGGCGTGCCGGCCGGTTCCTCCTACCCACCGAACGATCCTCCGCGCTCGGGGAATCGAGTCCGAAACCGGTCCTCGGGCGCGCGCGCTGCCCCCTTTGACCCCGGGGCCGGCGTCGGCCGCGGTGGTACCCCACCCCCCTCTCGGCCTCGCGCACGAGCTCGACCGCGCTCGCGCTCCGCCGCGGTCTTGCGCTCGTGGCATGGCCGAGCGTGGATCGGTGCGAGGTTGTCGTCGTCGTCGGTCCCTCCTTCGGCGAGGGCGAGGACGTGGTCGATCTCGTCGGCTCCTGGCATCCCGCAGACGTGGCAGATCCCGCGGTGTCGTCGCATGATGCGGCGGTTCCTCTTCTGCTCGGCCGAGCCGCTGAGTCCTGTCCGTTGTCGTCGTCGGTCTCGTGCTCCTGCCCACGGTGTCCTCGTGTGCTGGTCGCATGGTCGGAGGTTGGGGCATCCGGGGGTACCACACGGGGAGGGCGGGACGGTGGGCATGTGGGGGATGGTAGGTCGTGGGGTTGTCCACAGTGGGCGAGGGGACGAGGGGGTGGGTCTTGCGGAGTCCTTGACGTCCTCGGTATGCTCCCCGTCCGGAGAGGGGAGCACCGGGGCCGGGAGAGCCGCCCACTCGGTCCCCTCGAGTCGGGTAGTTCCCTGGATTATCCACAGGGTATTCGTTACGCTGTGGGTATGTCGGAGGTCGAGCTCCCGGTGGCTGTGGTCACGGTTGACGGCGGGGCCGTGGTGGTCCCGGTGGTCGAGCGCGCCGGGGTGCTGGTGGAGCGGGAGACGGGTCGTCCGGTGGAGCTCCTCGACGTGGTGGTGGTGCTGGGCCTGCCGGACCTCGAGCCGGCGGTGGCCTGAGCTCTTCCGGTTTCTCCTCCTCGAATGAGGGGCCCGGGCCCGGACGCGACGAGATCCCGACGGGGACGGGCGGGCGGGGCTCGGTGTCGGGATCTCGGTCGTCGTCCGCTCGGACTCGTGCGCCTCCTGGTACCGGGAGGGCGGGCGACGTGGTGAGGGTAGTCGGGGTCAGGTGGTCCTGTCGACCTCGAGGGCGGGGGTGGGGTTCTCTGCTCGGAGTGCGTCGATCAGTCGGTCGGCCTCGGCGTCGGTGAGCTCGTGCGCGGGGTCGACGGTGGGGATCCCGTGCGCGGGGGTGATGCCGGTTTCGTCACCTCGTGCGCGAGGGCGGGTCGGGTCGAGGAGCTTCCCGACGGCGGCGACGGCGTGCCAGGGGATAAGGACGGCGGCGAGCTCGGGGTCCTCGGTGTTCACGAGGTAGATCGAGGTCGGGCCGCTCGAGGTCCAGGTGGTTGTGTTGACGATCCCGGTCGTGTCCTGGCCGTTGCTGAGGAAGATCCGGGCGCGTTTCCCGTGGAACGATGCGAGGAACGCGCGGAGCTCGGGGTCGGTGCGGGCGGTCATCGGTCGAGGTCCTCTTCGTCGACGAGCGCCAGGGTCTTACCGGCGGTCTGCGTGAGCGGGTGACGGTTCGGGCAGAGCGGGATCCCGGAGGTTCGCGGGAGCTCGTGCTTCTCTCCGGTCCACTCGCCGGCGATGCAAGTCGCTGTGGCGAACCGGTCTCCGTAGTTGAAGAGGACGACCCCGATCGAGGTTTGGAGGTCGTCTCCGTTGTCGAGTCGGTGTTGGACGGAGTCGACGACGTTCGCGAGGTCGTCGAGGGTGAAGGGGCGGATCATGTCGGGGTCCTCTCGGTGGGGTCGGTCATGTTGAGGACGGCGGTCCGGAGCCGTTCGTGGTGGGCGGCCTCGGCGCGTAGCTGCTCGGCGTCGACGTAGTAGTGGCCGAAGAGCGGGTTGGTCCGGCGGATCGGGCTCGTCTCGAGGAGGTCGGCGGTCCGGCGGAGGGCGTCGACGAGCTCCTCGAGCCGGTCGGGCTGTCGTTGTGGGCTGGGGTTCATGTTGGGGTCCTTTCGGTTGTGGGATCTTCGGCGGCGTGGCCGGCGAGCCGGTTGTGCATCGCGAGGAGGAGGGCCTGGATCGCCTCGACGTCGGCGGGTGTTCGGGGGCTGGCTTGGCAGAGGAGGGCCCGGACGGTCGTCCCGCATGTCGGGCAGACCGGAGCGGGGACCGGGAGGATTGGGGCCTTCGGGCGGTTCCTCATGCGTCGACCTGCTCCCCGGGGAGTGGGTGGAGCTCTTGGTCGAGCCATGCTCGGCCGAGGAGGGTCGGGAGGAATGCTCGGGTGTCGGGCTTACCTCGTGCGCCGGGCTTCCCGACGCGGTGGATCGCGCCGAGCGCGGCGAGCTCGTACAGGACGTTCTCGACGGTGCGCCACGCGTGGGCGTCGGAGGTGAACGCGTCGACGAGGTCGGTCCACGGGATCGGGTCGGGCTTGTCCTGGTCGACGTGCTCGTAGACGGCGTCGAGGATCGCGAGGACGAGGTCGGGGTCTCGGTGTCGGAGCGGGTTACGCATCGGGGTCTCCGAAGATCTGCCGGAGCTCGGCGAGCGCGGCGGGGGAGATCGTGAACCTCTGAGCGAGCTCCTCGGCCTGCCGGCGGTGCTCGGCCTCGCGGCGTTCAGCGACCTCGAAGAGCCGGCGCTGGTCGTCTCCGTCGATGAGGCCTTCGACCATGCTCTCGTGGGCCTGCCTGCGCCACGGGTCGAGCTCGGGGAGCTCGGCGGGGTGATCGGGCAGGACGTAGAGCGGGAGGGAGCGGAGGACGACGGTCCTCTCGTCGACGATCACGGCCGCGCCGGGGGTGATCTCGGAGAGGAACGAGATCGCCTCGGCTCGGGTGAGGGCCAGAGAGCCGGCGCGAGCGCCTTCGATCAGTCGGGCGACGAGGTGCGGGGTCATCGGACGTACCGCCACTCGATCCGACGGACCGGCGGGTCGTCCTCTGGCCGGTAGCCGTGCTCGAGCTTCCACCAGTCGATCCACGTCGAGACGGGCCACCGGAGCGGGTCGAACCCTTCCCGGGTGATGTCCTCGAAGGTCATCGCCGAGAGAGACTCGACGGTGACGGAGACGACCTCGACCTCCGCGAGGACGACCTGGCGCGCGCCGGCCGGGAGTCCCATCGCCTTCTCGACGAGGGTCAGGGCGTCGCCGGCGGCGAGAGTGCGCCATGTGTCGACGTGCCGGCGGGTGACGGTCTTTCGACGGTCCCGGACGGCGTCGATCGTGAGGGAACACGACATGCGCCGGCTCACGACGTCCTCCGCTTCCGGGCCTGCTCGCGCTGGTAGGCGCGGAGGGCCTCGGCCTCGGCGGGGTCGAGGTCGGCGACCTTCGCTCCCTTCCGCATGCGCCTCTTCGCTCGTGCGAGCGGGTCGTCGGAGAGCTTCCGGGGTGGTCCTCCGCGCTGACGTTCGCGGTAGAGCCGGGCGCGTTCGGCCGGGGTGAGCGCGCTCATCGGATCATGTTCCGGGCGATCTTGGCGCGGACGCGGGCCGCGGCCTCGCCGGCGGGCTGGGCGGGGTACTTCGCCTCGCGGTCCTCGAGGGCGAGGGAGATCACTCGGAGGTCTCCGGGGGTGATCTCTTCGAGGCCTCCGGCGCGGGCCTCCTCGACGGCCTCGCGGACGGCGTTCGCTCGGGCCCGGCGCGCTCTGCGCTCGGCCCAACTCACGACGAGCTCCCGGAGGAGACGGAGGCTCGGCCGGCGTCGAACGCGGCGGCGAGGGCTGCTCGGAGATCCCACACGGGGACCTCGTGGAAGTCGAGGGAGTCGGATCGCTGCTCCTCGAGGGTGTCGATTCCGAGGTGTCGCTGGGCGATCTCCTCGATCGGTGTCCGGACGGTGGTCATGTTGTGGGCCTTCCTGGGTGTAGGTGAACGGGAGCGGGGGCTGGTAGCCGGCGGGGCCTTCGAGACCGGGGAGGGGCTCGAGGACGAGCCGGCGGGAGCTCATCGGAGGACGAGAGCGACTTGAACGGCGACGATGATCGTCGGGATCGCGCCGGCGAGGGAGTACCGGAGAACGCGGGCAAGGTTCACGGGTTGGGGTCCTTTCAGAGGGCCAGGGCAAGCTGGCCGTAGTGGGTGGGGAGCTCGGGGGCCGGCTCGGCGAGGAGGCCGGCGTAGTGCTGCTTCTGCTGGCCGATCATCAGTCCGGCGACGGGGTGGAGGATCGTCACTCCGGAGCGGTAGTCGCCGGCGACGTCGCGGAGGGCCCGGACGTAGTCGATCCCGGCGTGGACCTCGACGACGAGGTGCTCGGGGAAGTAGGCGAACCCGCGGGCGTCGCGGGCTGTCGCCTCGATCCCGGCGAGAGCGAACGAGCGCCGGAGGACGGAGCGGGCCCAATGGCGGGTCCCTCCGTGCTCGGCGGTGGCGCGCTGGGCGATCGTGAACTCGTAGGGGTCGACGTGCTGGTCGGGCTCGACGAGGCCGTAGAGGGCGGAGACGATCCCCCACGGGAGGCCGGTCGACTCGGCGTACGCGCGCCGGCGACGGAAGAGGTCGGAGGGGTCGTAGAGGTCGCGGCCTGCGCTGCGCTCGGTGCGCTTGCTCTTCGTGCATCCGATGAGGACTACGTGCGGGCTCACGGGAGGAGCTCCGCGGCCGTCGTGAACATGCGGAGGCCGTGCCGGTCGGTCGAGAACGAGGCCTCGGTCTGGATCACTCCGGAGAGGGTCGTCGTCATCAGACGAGCTCCCTCGTCGGAGAACCGGGCGAACGAGAGGCTGTCCCCGTTGTGCCGGACGGCGTCCCATCCGCGGCGGGCGAAGTAGTCGACGGTCGAGGAGAGCTCCTCGAAGGTGTCGGCGGGGCTGTAGCCGGCCGCGGCGAGCTCGTCGATCAGTCGGCCGTAGTCGGGGCTGGTTGGTGATGGTGTCGTGGTCACGGGATCGAGCGTATACCCATCCCGTAACGGCGTCAACCTAAAGCGTCACGGCCTCGGGTTCGTCGTCGTCGTCGTCGAGCTCGAAGAGCGCCGCGGGTCGCTCGGCCTCGGTGATCGAGGGGAGCTCGAAGAGGGTCGGGGAGCTCGCCGCGGCCTCGATCCGGGCCCGGGAGATCTCGGCGTACTCGCCGGTTTTCTCGACTCCGAGGAACCTCCTCCCCTGCTCGACCGCGGCGACTCCGGTCGTCCCGGAGCCGGCGAACGGGTCGACGATGAGGCCTCCTCGAGGGGCGATCCTCACGAGCTCGCGCATGAGGTCGGTCGGCTTGCCGGTGATGTGGTGCTTGTCGGCCTGCCGGATCGGGACGACGAGCGAGCCGGTCCCGTACTCGTCGCCGGAGACGTGGAGGAACCCGGGGAGGTACTCCTCGTGGTCCTCTCGGAGGTGGCCGGCGGTCCCCCACACGACGTACTCGGCCTGAGCTCGGAACCCTCCTCGACGAGGTCGGGTCCCCTCTCCCTTGTCCCACGGGACGATGCCGCGCCAGACCCAGCCGCCGCTCTGGACGGCGTCGGTCGTGACCGGTAGCTGTCGCCAGTCGGTGAACGTGAGGAGCGAGCCGCCGGGCTTCACGACGCGGAGGGCCTCCTCCATCCACACGGAGCACCACACGAGGTAGCCGCGCTGGTCGCGGTTGTCGCCGGCGAAGTCGGGCCGCTCGATCTGCGTCGCGGTCTGGACG